AGATGGTGAGCCAAAAAATCATTCCTCTTCCCTCATTAACCCTGCCAACCGAAGATCCGCCTCGTCAGCATATACAGCAATGTCGCCCTCGACATGATGATCGACTCGCTCCTTCCAGTTGCTAGGGTCTCGGTTGTTCAGATAATACTTAGCGGCCTGGAAGTTGCCGGCCGTCCCCATCCGAAACACAGCATTCGTCATCGCCGCTATGCCCTGACTTTTACCCTCCGTTAGTGCTGCCTGAAAATCCTCGTACCGCTTCCGGTTAGCCACCAGTGTCTTAATGTTCACCTTCATGGCGTCTGCTATCTGCTGCTCGGTAAGCCCTTGAGCTGCAAGCGTTCTTGTCGTTTCAACGTCCAGCACTATCGCCGGCCTGCCAACAGCTTTAGGAAGGGGCTTGGCTTTTTTCGGCTTGGCTCTCGACTTCCTTTTATTAGTCGGTTTTGCGGCAGGCTGTTTCGGGGTTGCCTTGGCCTTCGCTGCGGCCTTCGCTTTAGCTTTTCCGGCTACAGTCTGCTTAGGTATTTTGATCGCCACCATGCTAGACCTCGACCCTCTCGGCCTGCCGCTTCAACAGCTTGGCTTGCTTCTTTTCGATTTTGGCCTGCGCTCTGCGCTCGCTCCGATTGCCCGATCCGCGACTGACCTCCTCTCGCTCGGCCTTTCGCTCAGCCTCGAACCTATCCCGCAGATCCTTCTCGCCTAACCGCTGTACTGCCGATATGTACTCTTGCATTGCCTACGCCTCTATAATCATTGATGTTGGTTTTTGCAGCTCGGTGTCCCAGAAGAACACCTCTCTATCGCCGATAACGCTAATGCCGCCTGATCTAGAATTCTCGCACGCGTAACACCGGCGCTTCTTGGCCTGGTAATCGGAGCATTTAAATCTCAGAACGTGACCACAGTAGGCCAGCGTTTCTGCCCTAGAGTAAGCTCCCGCGTATCTCGCATTGAGTAGCCAGAACCGCGAGAGGATCGCACTCCTCTTCGTGATCGACAGATAGTGCCTGACAGATGTCGCACCGGCCGTTGAAGTAGACAGGGCTACTCATCTTCGTCGCCCTCATCCTCGTCGGTTAAAGTTATTCCGGACATATCTAGCCGCCCGTCGTTTACTGCATGTCCGTACCCGGCGGCCTCAAGGCGGCATTTAAGCGCCCTGTAAACCTCGCCCGGAACCGGCATCGATACGATAGGATAAGACTCCGCCATCAAATCCTCCCCACGATCCGAATAGCCGGAACATCCGGCCCGTCGATAGTGCGATAGGCAACCGCCTCGACTTCAAATGCAGAGACTCCATCGGCCTCCTCGCAAAGTTCTACAAGCAGCTTGTTTATCGCAGCCTCTTTTTCAAGTATCAATTTGCTAAGTTCTTCTATCGTCATGTTCATGGTTCACCTCTATTTTTTCTTTCTCTTGATTTTGCTAAACGCTTTGCCGTCAGCTTCTCGGACAGGATCTCTGCCAGTAAAGTCCGCCCAGCGCTGCAGGATGACCTGGGCATAGGTCGGATCTAGTTCCATCATTCGACACTGACGATCTGTCTTTTCGCAGGCGATTAGTGTTGAGCCGGAGCCGCCGAAAAAATCAAGGACAGTGCCGTTTTTGTGATAAGCGTCCAGGATGCTCTCAATCAACATAACCGGCTTTTCGCATGAATGGATCGTCTTGTGAACCTTGGCAAACTCCCATACATCAGCAGGAGCCTTGACCGGACGATCAGGCTTACCCCTCAAGCACAAATAGAACGGCTCATGTTTTGGCCTAGAATAGTAGCCAATACCGAAATTATTTTTAACCCAAATATGTAGAGCTTGAATCTTAAAGAACGGCTGAATAGCTTTTTCAAAAGCCCCGATATTAGACCACCCCGTCCATACAAACCCATAAGTGTTCGGCTTCATCACGCTATCGGCACAAAAAAAGACACTAGCAAGAAAATCCTCGAACGCTGAGCCGGCCAGCGCGTCATTCAATATCTTTCCATGAGTCCCGCGCTGCGGCGCAAAGTCAATCCCATAAGGAGGATCGGTAAATAGCACGTCAGCCTTTCCACCATCCATAAGCCTCTCGACCGCGTCAATGCTTGTGCTGTCGCCGCACATTAATCTATGGTTGCCTAACACCCAGATATCGCCAAGCACGACCACGGGTAACTTCGGAGCCTCGGGCACATCATCATCATCAGTCAGGCCCTCGGTTTCTTCTCGCAGCAGATCCGCAACAAAATCTTCACCGAATCCAGTAAGCGATAAATCAAAATCCTCTACCTGCAGCGACAACAACTCAAACTTTACCAGATTCAAATCCCATCCCGCATTGAGAGCGATCTGGTTATCGGCCAGGACATAGGCTCTCTTTTCTGCATTGCTCATGTGACTTAAAACTCTAACCGGCAAAGACTTCAAGCCAAGCTTCATGGCTCCGAGGAAGCGTCCGTGCCCAGCAATGATGACGTTGTTCTCGTCTATCAGTATAGGGTTATTAAAACCGAACCTTTTTATGCTAGCCGCTATCTGCTCAACCTGGGCCTCGCTGTGAGTCCTAGCGTTTTTCGAGTCAGGGATTATCGAGGCAACTCTCATCTTGCGATTCTTTGGAGTCGAGCTTTCTTTTTCAGTCATTGCGAGGAATCCATTTTTTTAGCTTGGGATCATAGTCATTGTCCCTGAGAAACTCCGGCAGGATCTTGTCGCGGTAGATTTTTATCCGCTCTTTAAATACAGGGTCGTTCGGCACCCAGATCAAATAGGTCGAGCGGCCTTTGGCGCGGAGCTTGGCGGTGTGTCTTTGGCTTGGGGTCTGGTCAGTCATGTTCAAATACTATATATGATTAGGGCGCAGGTCAAATGTCCTCAATGACTCCGTCCCATTCCTCGTCCTCGATTACACCGTCCCACTCTCCCTCGATATGAGCAGCCCGACTTACCTCTGGCGCCGGCATTATGGGGATCGTCGGGCATGGCTCGCCGCCTGTTTCGCTCGCTTTTAATTCGGCAATCGTCGCCTCAAGCTCGTCCATGAATTTCACGAACTCTACCAACGAATCTTCAAACCACTGCTTGTCCCTATAGACTCTCTCGCCCTGAGACCAGGCGGCAACGTGAGACGGAGATCCGTCCGGCAACGTTTCATCACTTGTTATTTGCTGACCTACGACAAAAAAATCCCAATGAGGCACGTCGAATACTTCCATCGATAATTGACACTGGCACCAGTAATTATAGACAACCTCTTTGCACGGGAACCACGCCTCGGGTCCGCGCTTAGACATGCGGAATTGCTTCTTAACCTCTAAGCCAGAAACCAACAGGTCTCTGTAATCGAACAATCCGTCTTGCCGCTGAACGGGAACCGCGACGGACCTGTCATAAACAAGCTTATCAGGCGAGGCGCCGAGGAAAGGAATTTCTGGATGCCGCTGGTACTCAGTCGATACGCCATTGACCGCCTTACCGGAGTTGTCAGCGTAGTACAGGTTTGGATTGAATCCGAGAACAAACGGCTTGCTCATTTCGATAACAGCCGGCTCCCACATAATACCGTCCTCCATCGCTACGTTCGAGGGACGAGGGCCGACGCCGTAAACGCTTTCGAAAGCTTTTTGCTCGAGGTAATCCTTCCTGCTAATCCAGGGCGACAGGTCCAGCACTGCCGAACATCCGCTAGCCGTTACTGACGTGGCTCGGGTGCGATTCCATTCCGCTGACCTTTGTAACATCTATCTCTCCTGTCGTCGGTGGCTTTTCGTACTGTTCCATTTCTGGATAGCCCGACTTCTTGTTTAGAATTTTTACCATCTTGAACTTGAGCAACTCATTCGCTCGCCTATCCACGGTCCTAATGTACTCTCGATCCTCCATCAACAACTCGCCTGACGGAGACACCGGAGATCCTTCGTGCTGATAGAAGAACAGCGGCAACTCCTCTAGCTTAAATAAATGGCGGAAGGAATCTCGCGCCTTTTTCCTCGCGTACTTAGAGCCGACAAAAAAGTTGAAGTATTGCCGGCACGAAACCTTTCCTCCTGATCGAGCGTCGCGGCCATAGACTTGCAGGATGTAGGTTGTCTCATTGTTCCGAGTCTTGGCAGGGCGTAACGTTGCGCGGGCAATCCTGATAAACGATCCCTGTGCCATATCTGGATCGACCAGCGAGTCCCAGGGCTTGCCGGCGAGAATGTCGATCTCTTGATGGACTTCGAGGCTGATGTCCTGCTCTTTTCTGAGGACCCGGATCGTCACCTCCTCGGGCGTGTCGCCATCGAGTCCGGCATCAACCTCAGCCTCTGGAATTTCTTCTGGTGCTTTAGTGCCTCGCGGGATTGTCTCCTGACCCTCAATGTCGGGCATATCAATCGGTCCATGCTCGTCAACTAAGCCGGCCAGGTCTAACACCTTGAGATCTGTTTTGCTGGGTGAAACGCCTCTCATCACTATGCTGTCGCCAAAAGGGAATCCAGCAGCCTCATTCGGAGTCATTACAATAAGCTCGTCATCGTTCTCGTGCATTCCGGCCAGCTCTTTGATCACCGTCTCCTTAGTGTCTGCCGACGAGAGAACAAAATAAACTTTCATGCTGTGACATGCGACCATGAGCGGGCTGCTTTAATCTCGCTCATGGTAGTAATGCCGACCCCGAATTTTTTAGCAAAATGCGCCAACTGACCCCGATAGATCCCGTCCTTGATCGATAGCTTGAACTCCATAACCTGATCTTCGGTTAGTTTATGGTGCGCCGTATCTTCTCCTTTCAATACGACATAAAGCCCTTTCGATATAGCGTGAGACATGTTCTCGTCATTAGTCACCCACTCTAGGTTGGCGGCTCGGTTGTCATCGCGAACACCGTTAATATGATTGACCTGCGGTTTACCATCGTCGTTCGGAAGCCAAGCCTGAGCCACCAGCCGATGAACCGAATAAGCCTTCCCTCGAATATCCACGTATCTGTACGTCCCCTTCCACGAGATAGGATCAAGCCGATTCTTACCTCTGTTAGTTCCCTGCTTGTAAATGTGTAGGCGGTAAGACGAATAACATTTGTTCTTTTTGGACCACATAGTATAAGGGAGTCTGATAGCCACACCGTTAGCAGAAACTGCCGCGACAGCCCGTGTGCTTTTCTTGCGCCTGTCAGGCAACCAAGACATCACTTCTTTATACTCAATTCCATCTATCACAATCACAACATCTTCTCCTTTCGCTTTTCAAGATACTCATTATAACATACAGAGAGGGTGGGAGCTATACGCATTCCTCGGCCAACCATCTGAATATACAGGCTCGCCGATTTGGTAGGCCGGGCCAGGACAATAAAATCAAGCGGCGGATCGTCGAAGCCAGTAGTCAGCATTTCCATGTTTATCATGGCTTGATATTTACCTCGTCGGAAAGCTAGGACGTTGGCCTCGCATCGCTCTGCGTCCATCTTGGAATGAGCGATAGTCGTCGGCATTCCCATTAGGTTCATCTGCTGGTGCAACTTCTGGCAATGCACAATACTCGATGCAAAGACCATGACCTTATTCCGGCCCATCGCTTTAAATGCTGAGAGTATTAGGCTGGCCTGAGACTGTATCTTAGAATCGCTTAGCTCATCACGGATCGATTCTGTCGTGTACTCGCCTCGACGAACCGTCAGCTTGTGTCGGTTTAAATATGCGTTGTTGTCTATCTTGGGAAATCGGTTCGAGACAGGGGCAAGGTATTGATTCTCGATAAGATACGGAATCTCAATCTCGTAACTCACCCTGTCGAAAATTTTGTCGCTGCCGTTAATCAGACAGCCAGACCCGAGACGGAACGGTGTAGCCGTCAACCCGATTATGGGAACATCGTCCCGCATGTGCTCTAGTAGCGCGCCGTACTGAGTTGATTCTGTTGAAATTCGATGACACTCATCAACGATAATTGTGTCTGCCCGCGAGATAAGATCGACGTCGCGAAACAACGACTGAATCGACGCCATAATAACATCGCCAGTATCGTCTTTAGGCCCCAGCGCGGAGCACCAGAACGAAGGCCTCAAACCTACCGCTCGGATCTTATCAGCGTTCTGTGATACCAAGTGATGAGAGTGAGTCACGCAAAGAGTAAGACCCTTTCGACGTTTTGCAATGTCGGCAATAATATGCGACTTACCGGAGGCAGTCGGCGCAACGATAAGGCATCGAAGAATCTTGTTTTCGATATCTCGAATAGTAAAGTCGGAGGCCGTCTGCTGGTAGTTTCGTAGCGGCATTATCGGTTATTTCTAAGCCACCGTCTCATGGCTTTGGCGCAACCCAATGCCTCGTCATACTTAGCTCGAGACCTAAGCGTCCATTTACTGTTTGCCATCTTTTTCGCTCTGTAATCATTCGCCCAATCTATAACTCTATCCGGCGCTTGCTCGTCGCTAGCCCTTAAAATAAAAATAGGCTCGTCGTCTTTTGCCGATCCGTAGCAGTCAAACTCTCCCGGATCTGTTTTGGTTCCCATCAGTCTCTGTCCTCTGGTTGCCCGCATAGCAGGCAGTGAGTGTATGTGCCTAATTGCCCGCCGCTCATGTTATCCGGAGAGAAGTTTGCAGGCGCGTCGGGAGGGCTTAAAAATCTAGTGCTCAATCCGGAAGGACTTATTGGATCAACAGAATGGCTGTGAGGCGCCAAACCGTAGTAGGGATAAATAGAAATTCCGTTACTGTCTTCGCAATATTCACAACTCATAATCGCCTCGTTTAATCCGTTAGATGCAATCCAGCCTGTCGGCTTGCCGTCTCTGAGCGGCCGTCTTACAGCCGCTCGTCGAAAGCCCGCCTAATCGAAATCGACTAGAACGGGATGTCGTCGTCGAAGATATCGTCTGGGGCCGGAGCCGCAACCGTGTTTATCGGGGCCGCATAACCCGGCTGGCCGACCGCGACGAACTCGCCAGTATCGGTGTAGACCGCAGTGTCCCACGTGGAACCATCGTCATATCCGGTAGGTGCCATCGCGACTTGTCGGGCCACCGGAGCAGGCGGAACGGGCGCAGCAACTGGAGCAGGTGGAGCAGGCGGCTGCATGACCGTCTGTGCGGGAAGAGGCGGCTGCACGGGAGGTTGCATGGCCGGTTGAACAAGCGGTTGCATAGTCGCCTGTACAGGCGGCTGCATGGCCGGTTGCGTCACAGGTTGCGTCACAGATTGCGCGGCAGCTTGAACGGGTGTCTGCATGGTCATCTGAGCGGGAGGCGCTACCGTCGTGTTAGGCGACGGCGGTTGCATGGACATCTGAGTGGGAGGGGCCGGCGCCGGAGCAGCCATAGACGCCGGAGCAGCGCCCGCTACTGCTGGACCGAGAATCTTATCGATTTTATTCTTGGGATCGTATTCTCCCGACTTGTCTTTCTCGATAAAAATTTTAGCTCGGACCATCGTGTTAAGCAGTTGACTAAACGCATCGAGGGATGGGAATCCGGCAACCGCGCATATAGCATCTAGCCGAGCCTGCGTGCCTTGCGCCCATTCCGGATTGACATGTACCAGAGCGATCATGTCGAAGATCTTGCGCCCCTTATACTCGCCGTCTATCACTTCAAGAGTGATGTCAACCTTGTGGCCTGCGCCGTTGCCGAACGGGCCGTCTGCAATATCCGAGATAATTAGATTGTAATCACCCGCCGGAAACGCTTCAAAACTTTGCGACTGTTGCTCTAGTCCTTGTTGAACATATACTGGCATCTCTGCCTCCTCAATATCGTTAGTTAATTACTGGCCGACCAATGGAGAAAAGGGGTTAAGCCCCATCTCGTATGGAACGTCAGTGGTAATGTTGAACCTGTTTTTCGCAATGCTAGACGCATGAGGATAGCAGGCAATAACTCTCTTACCGTCAGACTGAGCCAGGGTTCGCTCGTTCAAACCCTCGCCGGTCTTGCGAGTAAAAGTTTGCAGCTTGACGTAACCGACTAGATCGGTATTGTCCGAGTAGTGAGATACCGACCGTTGGTTCATGCGGATCGAGTATCGAAAATACTCGTCCTGATCTGGTGGCTT